TGAATACATAGAAGATTCTAAACCTAAAGGTAAATTTTCAAAATACTTTACGTTGGAAGAATTAGTTCGTTCAGAAACTGCAACGAGACAAGGAATTGTTAATAAACCATCTAAGGCACAGGAGGTGCAATTGAGGGAATTATGCAAATACGTTCTTGACCCCATCAGAGAACACTTCGGTGAGCCGATTAGAGTGACATCGGGATATAGATGTCCTAAACTTAACGAGGTTATCGGTGGCTCATCCAAGTCGCAACATATGGCTAAGAACGGAGATTGTGCAGTTGACTTTAAATTTTTAGGAAATAAGGTGGGTTTACCTGAAGTTTTTAAGTGGATTACTGAAGAATCTAATTTAAATTTTGACCAATGTATATCTGAATTTTTACCTGATGGTTGGATTCATATAAGTTATATTAGTGCCGGTAAACCTAATAGAAAAAAGATTACGGTGGCTACTAAGGTTAAAGGAAAAACTATATATAAGCATAAGGAGTAAAAATGGCGTTAGAAGACGATTTTGGGTATGAGGTAGATAAGACTACCAAAAAAATAGAAGGCAAGGTTTCAAAGCCATTGAAGGTTAAATTAATGGTAAAGTCTTCGCCTACAGTAAGCGTTAAGCCTAAAAAGAAAAAATCACAACTATCTGAACTTAAAAGAAGAGACGCAGGTGGCGACTCTACTCCGATAGGTGAAAACGATAGTCCTTTATAAATGGATAAATACGATAAATCTACTCCGGAAGGAGCAAAAGTAACTCAAATAGCAGGATATAGTCCTTCTAATAAAGAGATTAAAACTTTAAAATATTTAAAGAAGATGTTTGACGCATCTAAAAAGGCACGTTCACATAAGGTAAAGAGATGGCGTAGAAATGAAGAATTATATAATGGCGACTTTTTTAAACCTTTTAAATTACCTAAATACAAATCCCGTATTGTGGCTAACGTTGTTCATTCGACTGTTGAAAGTATTTATTCTATTATGACAGATAGATTTCCTAAGGTTGATATAATGCCTAAAAGGAAAGAACAGATACAAGATGCTATGAAATCTCAAGAAGCAGTAGAAATTGAGATGGAGAAATCTAAATGTA